CGCGTGTCGAATTTGATGGCTTTCTGCCATGGGGCCTTGCCGTGGAATCCGGCTTTGGATTGGCTTCCCGCCATACTGCCGCCCCAGTTCTGGATGACGGCGACTTCGCCTACGTCGAGACTGTAGAGGCAGCTGAACGAGAATGTGATGATGGCGATGAGCCATCCGACGGACAATGTGATCGCGGCAGCATGTTTCGATTCCAAGTTGATGGATGCGATGGTGGCGACGGTGGCGATGATGAGCGCCAGTATGAGAAGCAGCATGATGGGTTTCTCCTTTGATTGTTTGTTGGTGTGTGGGCGAAAAGCTGGTGGCGGCATGCCGCTGGGAAGGTTTGACGGCGGAGAGTACGCGCCGAACGACGGGATGAAAGGGTATCCGTCTGGCCCGCCCATCGTTCCCATGGCCCGGAAAACTGAAGAAAAGAAAACGGGTTCCATGGGTGGCGTTGACGGTCATGCCGCAAGATTTATTCCTTGAGCGCCGATCTTCTACGGCGTTCCTGTTCATGCCATGCCGTGTAGATGTCGGTTAGGAGCGGATGGTCGGACGGCAAATACACTTTGACCGGGCCTGCTCCGCCGATACGGAGCGTATACGGTTTCGTCTTGTGCAAGCGCAGGTATGCGTCGTACACTTTCCGTCCGTATCGTGTGGCCGCGTATTCGAGGTCTTCTGCGGGATGGTGGATTTGGGTGAGCCAATCGCGGATGGTGACGGCCTTGGTGGGGTCGATGTAGTCCGGTAGCGGGTTCTCGTTCCGGTCGTTCATGATGCTCCTTGAATGGTGTGGTGGCGTGGGTCCTATGGGGACCGGTGCCCAAGCATGGATTCGAACCATGTGCATTCCGTCGTCTCAGTAGAAAGGAGGGACAGCATTATGGAGAGGATGCCGACGACGTGGATGCGTCCGGGTGCAGTTGCAGCTGCCTTGGGCGTGTACGGTCCGACGGTGTATGTAATCGTGGGTCGGACCGTTTGCCATGCGATGGATGGGCCGTCGCATGCCTTGCCAATCCGGTGAACGTGGACATCAGAGGGGATTTCCCTAGGGTTTTCCTATCTGAGTGGATTGGCGAAGTATGGTCCCATGACGGGGTTGCGGGCCGTCATGGGAAGAATCATCTACCCTTTCGAAGAAGTCAACTGCACATCTTCGAGGGGGACCAGCGGGAAAGCATCAGGTCCGAGACGTTCGCTGACGCCTGCTGAACCAACGGAATAGCCGGAAGCATTATGCTTGTCCCAGAAATAATGCTTTCGATTTCCAGATTCTTCGAATGCCGCCCAGTCACCGTCACCGTCTTTAAGTAGCAATTGGTGCTGTTGCGTGAGGTAGTATCCCCGCTTTTCCGGCAGTGTCGGTGCGGGTGTGGCAGCGGCGATGGTGAGTTCATTAAGTTTGTCCTCAAGCCCTCGCATGTAAGCCTTGACTGTCCTTATGTGAGTGTCCAGCTCATCCAAGGCTTTCTGCAATTCCTGTTCGTCGATCATGACTAGTCCTCGGCTTCTTCGATGTTGCTTACGCTGAGGTATTCTTCGACGGAATCGTCAGTGTCGATCACGTCCTCTATGCCGTCGAAGGTGTAGTCCTTGAGTGCCTTGAGGATGTTCTCTCCGGTGGGTTCCCCATACTTGTCGTCATCCCAGCTGATCACGGTGAGGTCGTTGGCGATTTTGCGGGATTCCACGTTTGCGGTGATGGTTCTAATCATTTCGTATTCTCCTTTGCTTTCGGGTATTTGGATGCGAGGTAATTCCATACGCGGATTACCTCTTTACGGTCGGTGTGGTTGGTGAGGATGACGGCGGAGCGGAGGCACCCACTGCATGCGACGTCCCAGTATCGGACTATCTGCAAAGTGATTCGGTCGAAGCCGTAGCCGTGCTTGTAGAATCTGATGTCCTTGCCGCCGCAGATCGGGCAAGGCACTGGCCTACGCCATTTGCGTGGACGGTTGGCGATGATGCACCGTGCGTCCGTCAATGTCCTACGGTTTTTCATCGTGTGGCTCCTACCTGTCCCCCTATGCCGGTGTTGGAC